CGTGTATCAGAGTTACAGCCACAACAGCGGCTACAAAAGTTATCACAGGCCCAAGCTACAGCAAAACGTACCTTGTTGACAATGCTTCTTCTTTTGCTATCACGTTCAAAGCTTCTGGTCAGACTGGTGTTTCTATTGCGGCGGGCGAGAAGGTCAGCGTATTTTATAACGGCACAGATTACGTAAAGATTGCCGGTACGATTGCCAACGCCGCTGGGTCTAACACGCAGGTTCAGTTTAATAACTCTGGTTTGTTTGGCGCTTCAGCTAACCTGACTTGGAGCGGTACATCTCTGGCAGTGACCGGGACTGTAGCTGTAACGGGAGCTTTGACGGCTACGTTAGATTCCACTTTCTCCTCCACTGGTGCGTTGATTATCAGCAAAGGCACGACGGGTCAAAGACCAACTGCGGCAAGCGGTATGCTCCGGTTCAATACCACAACAACGGAGTTTGAGGGTTACAACGGTACGGCATGGGCTTCTGTTGGCGGTGCGGCTCTAAGCAACGACACGGCTACGGCGACTAACGTCTTCCCGCTGTTTGCCAATGCAACATCTGGCACGGCTTCAACGCTGTTCACCTCAAACGCTAAGTTGCTGTACAAGCCAAGCACGGGCGAGTTAAGTTCTTCTGTTGTGAATGCGAGCAACGGCATCTATGTAAACAGTCAAACAATAGCTGTGAGTTATACAATAGCCGCAGGTTATTCTGGTATGTCATCTGGCCCCGTCACTATATCAAGTGGTCAAGCGGTTACTGTTTCCAGCGGCTCACGCTGGGTTGTGATTTAAGGAAAAATTATGAGTTCAATAGTTATTGCTGGCGACACAAGCGGTGCAGTCACACTACAAGCCCCTGCTGTGGCGGGTACAACTACTCTAACGCTACCGACAACATCGGGGACATTAGCACTTACATCTGGTGCTGTATCACCGGGCGGCTCTACCACACAAGTTCAATACAACAATGCGGGTGCATTTGGTGGCATTACTGGTGCTACAACTAACGGCACAGCATTGACTTTAACAGGCGCAATTCTTAATGGAACTATTGGTGCAACTACACCATCTACGGGCGCATTTACTACTTTAAGTGCATCAGGATTAACTTCAATTACAGATGTAACAGATGCCACAAGTACGACAGCGGCGTCTTTAAAAACTGCTGGTGGTCTAGCTGTAGCCAAAAAATTATTTGTAGGAACTATTAGCGGTTCTTCTACAAATAGTTTAATACCAATTTTAATGTATGACACAACTGGTCAAATTGTTCAAGATGCAACAATTACTTGTAATCCAGCATCAGATGTTGTTTTAATTGGAAACACGCAAATAGGTGGTGCTAATATAACAACAAGTAGCACGCCTAATTTAACATTAGGAACTGGTTACTACGTTCAATCTTTAACACTTCCGGGTGCTTCTGGTGGTGCTGTACAAATTTCATCAGTTGGACTAAATGTAAATGGTGCTTTATCAAAGAATTCTGGTTCTTTTAAAATACCTCATCCACTTCCATCTTTAAATGCAACGCATCAACTTGTTCATTCATTTATTGAAGGCCCACAAGCTGATTGTATTTATCGTGGAAAAGTAAATCTTGTTGGTGGTTCTGCAACTGTAAACATTGATGAGGCCGCTGGCATGACGCAAGGCACATTTTTGGCACTTTGCCGTGATATTCAATGTTTTACATTTAACGAATCAAATTGGGATTTAGTCCGTGGTTCTGTAAATGGCAATTTACTTACTATTGAATCACAAGACCAAACTAGCACAGCAAACATTAGTTGGATGGTGATTGGTGAAAGAAAAGACCAACATATGTATGACACAGCATGGACTGATGAAAATGGAAAAGTTATTGTAGAACCATTGAATCCTACATCTTCAACAATACAAAATGGTATTACTTGGACAATTACACGAACCACATATAAAACCTCTAATGGTTTTATAAAAACAGCAGATTGGACTGCAACAGCAATTGATGGAAATTACACAGCACTAATTAACAATACGTGTTCATGGGAAGATGGCGAACCCACTATTCCTTATACAAATGTCACAATGGCAAATGTTTTAGATTGGTGCTGGAGTTCTGGAGTAGATAAAACTGCAACAGAAACAATGCTTGCAGAAAAAATTGCTTTGCAAAAAAATCCAGTAACTTCTTCTGGAACACCTTGGTCTGTATAAAGGAAACTAATCATGGCAAGCATAATCAACGCCGCTACATCAGGCGGCTTAATCAGCACTGCTGACACATCGGGCATCTTGCAACTGCAAACGGCAGGGACTACTGCGGTGACTGTGGATGCTTCACAGAGACTATTGGCTGGGCCATCTGTCAATCTTTCTGGTGCTCGATTGCAAGTGCAAGGTGCAACTGATACTGCATTTACTGCACTTACTGTGAATGCCACAACTAATGATGGATACATGGGCATTGGGTACAGCAGTTCTGGAAGCGTATGGCAAATATGGCCTACATATGCATTTACTGCTGGATACAAGCCACTTGCCTTTGTGGTTGGCGGTAGCGAAGTGGCTAGGTTTCCAACTGCAAGTGGCTTTCAATGCGTCAACAGCATCTCTGTCGGTAACGCCACTCCAACTACAAGCGGTGCTGGTATTACTTTTCCCGCAACTCAATCAGCATCTACAGACGCCAACACGCTAGATGACTATGAAGAAGGAAGCTGGACACCTACTCTTACAGCGTCAACAACTGCGCCAACAAGCGTAAGTTATGCTGACCAAACGGCAAGATACACCAAGGTTGGAAGAGTTGTAACAGTTACGATGTTTTTACAAATAAATAATAGAACTGGCGGCTCTGGAAATACAAGGATTGCAGGTTTACCTTTTACAAGTCAAAACGTAGGCGCAGCAGTTTTAGGTTCAATATATTTGGGTCTAGTAAATTGGGGCGCAAGCAGAACTGCTCTTTATTGTTCTGTTGCACAAAATGATACATATATCAACATTGGTGCTTTAGGTACAAATCTTGACCCTACTGGTATTGCAATAACAGAATTTAATAATACCGATGATTATGTTGGTATCACTGTTACTTACTTTGTTTAAAGGAAAATCATGTCACTTACCAAAACTACAGTTGTTGACCAAATCACAGTAACTGAGAACGGCATCGTTCTATATCGTGAAGCTACACGCATCATGGAAGACGGCAACCAACTGAGCCAAACATTTCACCGCACAAGCCTAACGCCCGGTCAGGACTTTGCTAACCAGCCAGCAAATGTTGTGGCTATCTGCAATACAGTTTGGACACCAGCAGTAATAGCGGCATATCAAGCGGCACAAGCTGAAGCACAAAATCGGATGAACCAAGGAGCCTAATCATGGCAATTACATTAGACGGAACCACGGGGATCACAACTCCGGGCGTGGTAAACACTGCGGCTGAAACCATTGCAACAACTTTGGCGGTGACGGGTGTTACCACCTTGCAAGCTGGAACTGCGGCATTACCCGCACTAACAACAACTGGCGATACGAATACAGGTATATTCTTCCCTGCGGCGGATACCATTGCCTTTACTGAAGGTGGTGCAGAGGCTATGCGGATTGATTCTAGTGGTAATGTTGGTATTAAAACAACTACTCCAAGCACATTTGCTTTCAATAATCTTGTTGTTGCTAGTGGTTCTGCAAATGCTGGAATGGCAATTTACGGGACAGGTCAAACTACATTAGCTTTTGCTTCTGGCACATCGGGTGCAACATCCTATCAAGGATATATCCAATACACCGCTAGTGGTACTGATTCAATGGTGTTTGCAACCGCAACAACAGAACGAATGCGCCTTAATTCCACTGGGGCATTGGTATTAGCTGGCGGCACAACTACCGCAAACGGCGTTGGCATCACATTCCCAGCTACTCAATCAGCATCATCAGACGCTAATACGCTAGACGACTATGAAGAAGGTACTTGGACACCTAGTATTGGTGGTACTGCTACTTATTCAGTTCAATCTGGTCTTTATACAAAAATAGGTAGGATTGTCACTTTGTCTTACGATATGACCATAACTACAATTGGCACAGGTAGTTCTAACACCATATCTGGAGTTCCATTTACAACTACTAATAGCCCATCTGGAATGGCAAGGCTTGGTGCTTCATCACTAGGTTGGTTTACAAATTCAAATTTAAGTGTTTACAGCGTTACTTCTGGTATGGATAGCAATACAAATCAAATTTATATTACTTGTATAACAGGCGCACAGACTAGTACAACTAACGCGCCAAATTTTATTACCAGTGGAACAAGGGTAGCTGGAACTATAACGATTACAACTTAATTTTAAAATTAACTAGATTGGATTATCTAGTCGGACACTAACTTAAAAGGAAACAATATGTCTATTACCAAAGCCACAACTGTTGACCAAATCACAGTAACCGAGAACGGCATCGTGCTTTATCGTGAAGCTACTCGCATCATGGAAGATGGCAATCAACTAAGCCAAACCTACCATCGTTCAAGTCTTACGCCCGGTCAAGACCTGACAGGCGTTCCTGCCAATGTCGTTGCAATCTGTAATACGGCTTGGACACCCGCGGTTGTAGCGGCTTATCAGGCGGCTGAAGCGGCAAGGAATCCAACATGAACCTAGTATTAACACTTGAAGAAATCAACATCATCATGCACGCCTTGGGCGAGTTGCCTGCTAAAACCAATGCGTATGCTTTGGCGATGAAGATTAAAGAGCAGGCCGAACCACAGGTTCCCAAAGAGCCTGCACCCGAGTAAATCATGTGGGATTGGGCTGAAGCACTCATTGCCGCAGCCTGTCTTGTGGCCTTTGTTATTTTTGGCACGTACATAATTGCATGGAGTGTGGTGTGATAAATGCGCTGGCTTATATTGTTACTGCTGTTGGGGCTAGTTGGAGCCGTAGCCAAGAGTGGCTGTCATGTGCGCGAGTTTTATGGAATAGCCTACACAGTCCACGATCCAACCATACGGCACAAAGAGATGATGGCGTGGCTAGACAGAAATGCGCCCTACTGCAAGTCAACCGAATACATGGTGATCTGGAACAACCTAGCAGAGTGGGCGGGCACGGCAGACTCCACATGGTTGCGTAATAAAGTTGTTCATGGATACAAAGATGCACTTGAGCGTGAAAAGAAATGATCCCGCCCATACACAAATGGTATCCAATGGTTCAGCCGGGAGGCGAGCCAACTAAAACAGATGCGCTAGAACGCAGAGCAGAACGTATGCAAGAAGAATACGCGCAGGCTCTGAAGATGAAGAAGGTAAAGGACAAAATTGACGATCTTGAGTTTGAGTTGTATGTGAAGAAGGCAGAACGCAACCAACTTAGTCTTGAGATTTTTACCAACCGTAAGCTGGATATTTATGTATGACCAGAAAGCCAATACCCAGACCAGTGAAGAAAGTGTCAATGGACACCAAGGACAAACTGACCCTGTGGGTCACGCTAATGGTCAGCACCACCCTGTGCATCTCCGTTTTGGCTATGGTCTTCAGCTTTATGCTTGGCCTTTGGGCCAAAGAAGTGGACAACGCAGAAATATTCAAGATGATTTCACCCGCTTTTTCTACACTTATCGGCGGCATGATTGGGTTCCTGTCTGGTATCAAACTCATGCAGAATGAAGACTCTAAAAAGGATAGCAAATGTTAGACATATTAAGTGGCGGTATTCTTGGTTCAGTGTTTGGTGGTCTGTTCCGCATGGCTCCAGAAGTCCTGAAGTTCTTTGACAAAAAGAACGAGCGCCTGCATGAGCTTGCCATGTTTAAACACCAATGCGACTTGGAAGCCCAGCGTGGTCAGCAGAAGTTGGCTGAGATTGGTGCTCAACGGGAAGCCGCTATTGACGTAGGCGTAATGGATGCCTTCAACAACGCCATTACTCAGCAGGCCGAGATGGTTAAAGCCGCTGGTGGTTGGGTTGCTAGTCTGTCAGCGTCTGTCCGTCCCGTGGTCACATACTGGGTTCTGTTTGTTTGGTCATTTATCCACGTATGGTTTGCATGGAACGCATGGCTTGCCGGTGCGCCAGCAACCGAAGTGTTCAAGACTATGATGACGCCTGACTTCTCAGCCCTACTGTCTGGAACGATTAACTATTGGTTCCTCGACCGTACTCTCAAACAGCGTGGCATATGAACCTAGAGTTAGCCGCAGCCCTATGCCGTCAGTTTGAGGGCTACCGCGCCAAGCCCTACCTTTGTCCGGCTGGTGTGGCTACGATTGGCTATGGCTCTACCTACTACGCAGACAAACGCAAGGTGACGCTGGAAGACCCGCCGATGGATGAACCCACGGCACGGGCGCTTTTGATGATTGAACTTGAACATACGTATTTACCCGGTGTTCTGCGTAACTGCCCCGGCCTGATTACTGACGTTCGTAAGTGCAATGCTATCGTAGATTTTTGTTACAACTTGGGCACTGGACGCTTGCAGACTTCCACGTTAAAGAGGAAAATCAATGCCAATGATTGGGAAGGCGCAAAAGAACAACTGATGCTCTGGACTAAAGGTGGCGGTAAGGTACTGCCGGGACTGTTTAAACGCCGCACGGCTGAGTGCGCCTTACTGGATTGACCGATGGCACTTAAAAAACTAAAGCTAAAGTCTGGTGTAAACAAGGAAAACACTCGGTATACATCTGAGAATGGCTGGTTTATATCTGACAAGATGCGGTTTCGTCAGGGTACGCCAGAAAAGATTGGTGGCTGGGTTCGTATTTCTGCGGCTGTTTTTCAAGGCGTGTGCCGCTCCCTCTGGAACTGGGTCACACTAACATCGTTAAACCTAATTGGCGTAGGCACTAATTTAAAGTTTTACATTGAGCAAGGCGGTGCGTACAACGACGTTACGCCTATCCGTGCTATCTCCACGATCAATAACAACCCATTTGTAGCTACAAACGGTTCCGCAGTCATTACAGTAACAGACACGGCTCATGGTGCATTTACAGGTGACTTTGTTACGTTTAGTGCTGCTGTTGGTTTGGGCGGGAACATTACCGCAACAGTGTTAAATGCCAATTATCAAATCACTGTCATTAACGCTAACAGTTACACGTTTACAGCAACAGCCACAGCCAATGCAACAGACGCTTCTGGGTCACCCGGCGGCGGTGCGGCGGTCATAGCGGCTTATGAGATTCACGCTGGCCCAGCCTATGCCGTGGCTGTTAATGGTTGGGGTGGTGGCCCTTGGGGTTCAGGCACTTGGGGTGTTGGTATTAACTCTGTTAATGCTATCCAGTTATGGAGCCAAAGCAACTTTGGTGAAGACTTAATCTTCGCGCCAAGGGGTGGTGGCATTTATTACTGGTCTGCCCAGATTGGCGTTACGCCATTATCCTTTACAGTAACTATTGCTTCACCCGGTGTATTAACTGTGGCTTTGAGGAATGGCACTGCGGTGTATCTAAACACCACTGGAGCCTTACCAACTGGTTTGGTTGTGGGTACGATTTACTATGTAGTTGGTAGCACAGGTACAACCTGTAATCTAGCATTGACCTACGGCGGTGCGGCAATTATTACCAGCGGAACGCAGTCAGGCACTCACACTATATCTCCTAGAGGCATTGATATTGTCTCATTGGGTGGCGCATCAGACTGCCCGACTATCCAGAATTTAATCTTTGTTGCTGACACAAGCCGGTTTGTGTTTGCGTTTGGATGTAACGACTACAGCAGTACGGTTCAAGATCCTATGCTGATTCGCTGGTCTGACCAAGAATCTGTAACAAACTGGACACCATCAGCCACAAACCAAGCCGGTAGTATCCGCTTGTCCCACGGCTCAGAGATCATCACTTGCGTACAGACCAGACAAGAGATTGTGGTTTGGACTGACTCATCCCTGTATTCTCTCCAATATCAAGGCCAGCCAGCAGTTTGGTCTAGTCAACTATTGGGTGACAACATTTCCATCATTGGCCCTAATGCCGCTATTATTGCTTCTGGTGTTATTTATTGGATGGGCGTTGATAAGTTCTACAAATACGATGGTCGCACCCAAACTTTGCGTTGCGATTTGCTTCGGTACATTTACCAAGATATTAATTTAGCTCAATCAGCGCAAGTGTTTGCTGGAACCAATGAAGGCTTTAACGAAGTCTGGTGGTTCTATTGTTCTGCTACTAGCTCTACCATTGACTTGTACACAATCTATAACTACACAGAAGATGTCTGGTCTTATGGAACATTGGCCCGTACAGCATGGCTTGATTCAGGATTACGTGATTACCCACTAGCGGCAACGTACTCCTATAACCTTGTTGACCATGAGCAGGGCAATGACGATAACGTAAGCGGCACACCAGCGGCTATTTCTGCCATCATTGGTTCTGCTGAGTTTGACATTGACGATGGCGATCACTTTGGTTTTGTTTACCGCATGCTCCCAGACATTACGTTTCGTGGATCAGACGCGGCATCTCCTCAAGTCACCATGACGCTGATCCCCATGCAAAACTCTGGCTCTGGGTACAACAACCCCATTTCGGCGGGCGGTAACCCTGATGCAACAGTGGTGCGCACTTCAACCTCAGTCATTGAGCAGTTTACAGGACAAGTGTTTGTACGTGTTCGTGGCCGTCAGATGATTCTTCAAGTTGAATCTAATCAACTGGGATGCGCTTGGCAGTTAGGCTCACCCCGTATTGACATCAAACAAGATGGTCGCAGAGGTAACACATGATTGTTATTTCTGACTTTGAGATCAATCAGGTTGCCGCGCCTAACTTACCGCTGTCTCCGTTTGAATATGACCGGTTGTACGCTGACCAGTTAAACAACGTGCTTCGCTTGTACTTCAACAGGGTTGATGCTATTCTGAACCAGTTTAAAACGGATACCATTATCCCTGCTTTGACTAATTACACTGTGGCAACGTTGCCTAGTGCAGTAACTTCAGGTAAAGGCGCAAGGTCTTTTGTAACAGATGCACTGGCTCCCGCGTTTGGTTCTACCGTGATAGCTGGCGGGGCTGTTGCTGTGCCCGTATACTCTGACGGAACAAATTGGAAGGTCGGATAATGGCAGTCTCAGATAAGGACATCTACGACTATGTTGTTGCCAACATTGGTAACCCACAGGCTATTGCGGATGCGGCGCAACAATTCAATGTGTCTGCATCGGATTTGTCACGCGCTACAGGCTATGACCTCGGGGCTGTAAACAGTTTCTTTACACAAGCTAACGTCACTCCATACTGGGCTGCAACTGATGCAACGGACAACACGGGTATTACATCGTTACTACCTACGGGCACTACAGGTACAGACGTTACAGACACAAACACCTCGACATATACAGACACAAGCGTAGTTAACACGCCGTATGTAGACACCACTGCAGTTGACGATTACTACGCGCAACAACAAGCCGAGGCAGATAGACTTGCCGCTCTGCAAGCGCAAGCGGATGCACAAGCCGCCGCACAAGCCGAAGCAAATAGACTCGCCGAAGAAGCACGGTTAGCGGAAGAGGCTCAACTTGCCGAAGAAGCCCGACTCGCCGAAGAAGCCTACCTTGCAGAACAGGCTCGCCTTGCTGAAGAAGCACGGTTGGCGGAAGAAGCTCGCCTTGCCAAAGCATCCGCACTTGCAGCCGAAGCTGAAGCCGCCGAAGCACAAAGACTTGCTGATGAGGAAGAGGCTAACGCAAAGAAATACACACAAGCCGAAATTGATCAAGCGCTGATTGATTACTTAAAGCAGAACCCCACTGCAACTAAAGAACAAGTTAAAGACGTTGCCGCTACGATTGGTATTAACAATGCTCAAGTTGATGCGGCATACACTAAATTAAGTACAACAACCGATAAAGCCACAGGCAATACGGTAACGTATCACGACGGTACAACTTATAACGCCACGCAATTGGCTACGCTGACCACGCAAATTACAAACTTGTCATCTTTATTAGGTGTTGATAAATCTTGGAAAGGCGGTGCGTTTACGGCAGGTGATGGCGCAAACATTGGTTTTGATGCCGCAACCGGAAAGCAAATTCTTGGTACGGGCACTATTACAAACAAACAGCAAGTTGCGCTAGATATGGCGGCGACTCTTGCCGCTGCGGATGTCACTGATATTAGCCAAATTGGTAAAGGTGACCTTACGGGCGACGTAAATGCAAGGGTCGAGTACGACGATAACGGTAATCCTACAGGCGCATATTCTAAGTTTGATACCAAAACAGGAACATACGTTCCTATGACCGCCGCTGAGATAGCAAACATCCGCACTATTACTGTTGGTGATGGTGAGAATCAGAGTCAACAATTAGTTACTACAGGTGTAATTGGCACGGGAATTATCAATACAAAAACAGGTAAACCGATTGGTGATGGTACCGGTAACATTGGTTACACCGCCACGGGTAAAGATGGCACAGAGTACAAACTTAAAATTGACGAAAAAACTGGTTTACCGATCTTCTACACCGTTGGTGTATCAAGTAACGACTTGGCCAACTTAATGGCAGACCTTGGCCCTATTGGTCAAATTGGTCTTGCTATTGCTACAGGTGGTTTGTCTATACCTCAACAGATTGCCGCTAACATGGCCGTGCAACTGCTTAGTGGTAAGGAAGCTAAAGATGTAATTAAAGGCGCCGCATCCTCGTTTCTTGCATCCCAAATTCCCGGTATGGATTTTATGAAGGACGGCGCTTCGTTTATTGAAGGCTTAGGACTGTCTAAAGAAATGACAGACACGCTAACAAGGGGATTACAAAACGCCGCAACTTCTACTGTTGGCGCAGTACTTTCGGGTGAAAATGCTGGAACGGCGTTTGTAAAAGGCTTTACTACCGGTGGCATTAACGGCGCAGTTAATGGGCTCATGAATAATATTGATGGGTTTGGTGACCTTACAGCATCTCAGCAAAAGATGATTACTAACATAGTCACGGGCATTGTGTCCGACAAGCCGTTAGACCAACTGGTTATCAATGCTGCTATTGCCGCCGCAAACGATGAAATTGCAAAAGCAAAAGGTACGGGCACCGGCACAGACACCAAAGTTACGACAGATACTAAAACAACTACAGACACAGTTACGGGTACAGGAACAGATACCAAAACCACAACAGACACTACCGGTACAACAGGCGCGTCTAACCTTGCAACTAAAGATGTTGTCTCGTCGATTACAACCGGCGCCACTGCAACCGATGCGTTAAACCTTGGCGGGACTGATGCGCTCTTAGCATCTCTCATAGGCGACAGCGCAGTTATTGACCAAACAGTTAAGAATGACAAGTTAAACACAATTGCCAGCACGCCTAAATTTAATGATGCGTTTGCACAAGCGCGTGCACTTCTTGGCCCCGGTAAAACGTTTACATGGCAAGGTAAAGAGTACAGCACGGCTACTTCCACCGAACGCCCAGACTTAAACGTTACCGCTGCTGATGCAAAAATCAATGCGCTAAACGCAACAAACCTTGCAACCACTACCAACGCGTCTAGTACGGTTGCGGCGCAGACTGATACGGCGGCTAGAACTCTTGGCACTGCGTCAAACCAAAGCGATGTAGAAACAAAACGCCTACTGGCGCTTAATAATTCTTTGGTGTTAGGTAATGCTCCTAACGAATCAGCGGCAGAAACCGCTAAACTTGCCGCGCAGAACAAAACTGCCAAGTTGTCGGCGGAAGAATCTGACAGTGCCATTACGTCTATATTTAAAAACGTAACGGGCACAATATCCGCAGCAGCAGGCGAGCAAGCATCTTCTCTTGAGGGGGCGCTCAAAGCTACTGGGGCTATTGGTAAAGATAGCCTACTTGCAGGTATGGCAAAGGGATTGACAACCTATGGCGCAAACAACGTTTCTACCGTAGCCCAAGAGCAAGAAAAAGGATTTGTCACTGAAATTTCTAAAGCCGGAAATACTGGAGAATTCTGGTCTGATGCGGGCGCTAAGTTGGCAGCGTTACCGTCTGCTATTGCTAATAACCCAATTGGCTTTGGCTACGCCGTGGTCAAAGAAGGTATCCAAGAAGTTATCCCAATCTTGACCGGTGCGAGTGCGGCCAAGTGGGGCGGTAAGTTTATTGGTTTTGCGGCTAACTCTATTGTTAATGGAGTTGAGGCTGGCGGTGCAGGCTATAACGACACAGTAGCCAAGGCCAAACTAGCCGGTATGAATGAAAATGACTCACATGCCGCCGGACAGAAGTCTTTTGCCGCTTCCGCTACTGTAGCCGCAGTACTTGGCCCACTTGTTGATGCACCGTTTATTAAACGCGCCGCAGGCGATGCAGTACAGAAAGCAACTGTTGGCACTGTAGTTAAATCCGGCCTGAAAGAAATGCCCCTTGAGTACGTTGAAGAAGGCTCGGCTCAAGGTTTCCAAGACTACTTTGCTACCGGCAAAATCAACGTCAACAATATTCTGACTGGCGGAACTGTCGGATCAGCCGTTGCAGGGCATACAGTAGCTTCTATCCAAGCAGGTGAAGTTGCGCTTGACAAGGCACAGCAGGTTGCATCGTCCCAGATTCTTAGTTCTGTTGCCGGTGACAAAGCAGGTGACTTGCAGTCTCAAGTTTCAAACACTATTGCAAACACTAAAAACTTATCAGACGCTGGTTCACAGATTGTGTCTACAATGCAAGAAGCGGGCATGAACACGGAGCAAGCACAATCCGTTGCCAATACTGCAGTAGCCGAGGCTGTTGTTTACAACCTTACACAAATTGGCGGCGCGGATACTAAGTTTGCAATCGACAACCTGAATGCACCGGTTGGTTTTGATTCAAACGGAAACGCTGTAACAGTTGGTGACGTGCTTGGTTCTTCAGTGACCGGTAAAGGCACGGATTTCCAAGTGCAACCTGACGTGGTTGTTGGCACGGGGCATGATGGCAAGCCAATTACTATTGGTAGCCTGACTGGTTTGCAAGCCAAGGAAACCACAATCACTACAGACACGGGCGCCAAGATTGATACCACCAAGGATACCGATACCACCAAGGATACCGATACCACCAAGGATACCGATACCACCAAGGATACCGATA